ATGTCAAAAATCCTACTCAATCTTGAAGGAAATGGTGAAACAATCGCAATAATTAAAAAAGAGAAACAAAAAGATGCAACAGTATTTTTAGGAGAAAATAGTAAATTTGGAACAGATGATTTAATTTTAGAAGGTGCAGATGAACGCTTTCAATTAGTTCCTAATGTATCACGTGAAAGAAATTGCCACGCAATATTTGGACAGGCTGGGAGCGGTAAATCGTTTTGGTGCTGTGAGTATATAAAAAATTGGATAAAGGTTCATCCAAAAAGACAAATTTATTTATTTACTACTATTACATCAGATATTGGATGTTTAAAAGATATTAAAAAAATTAAAATAGTTCAATTAAATAATGATTTTGCACACGATGATATACCTATGGAAGATTTAAAACAATCATTATGTTTATTTGATGATATTGACAACATACGAGACAAACAATTAAAAAAGAAGTTATTTCAAACATTAAATGATACATTACAAGTAGGTCGTAAGTTTGAAATTGATGTTTTAATCACATTTCACGTAGCGACTGCTGGTAATGATACAAAGATTATTTTAAATGAATGTAATAGCGTGTCATTTAATTACAAAACTTTCGGTAATAGAGCCCTAAAATATCTATTAGATGCCTATTTAGGATTAGATAAAAAACAGATTGAACGTATTAAAAAATTAGAAGGTCGTATGATAACAGTATTGAAGACATACCCAAAATTGGTATTAAGTGAGAAAGAGTTATATGTATTAGAATAAATTTTATTACGGGATTTTGTAAAATTACGTAATTTTGCCCCATTTTAACAAAGTATTCTCGGGAAAGTAAAATATAAGAAAACTTATCTATTTTGGGGCAAAATTACGTAATTTTGTAAAATCGCGTAATAAAATTAGTTAAGAAACTTATGAGTTTAGAAATAAATTATTTTCTTTAGTATTATAATGAACAGAATAGAATGTTTTAAAAATATACAAAATGAAGGATTAAATTTATTTATTAAAAAAATAAAGATTATGGAGACGCATTTGCACAGTACGGTGTAATAGGCGTATTAATGAGAATGGAAGATAAAATGAAAAGATATATGTCAATTACTAAAAATGGTATAAATTTGGTAAATGATGAAACATTAAGGGATACCTTAATTGATTTACATAATTATTCAACAATGGCTTTAATGTTATTAGATGAAAAATAAATATTATATTATCTCTTTTTTCATGGAAAAAGAGATAATAAAAATGAAATATTATTATATTAATTTGTTATTCGTAGAGACGAGGACGCCCCACTTTTCGTGTTGATGGTTCTTTCTTCTGGTTATTCTTTTTTACTTTTTCACATAAAACCTTTTTATATTCGGGATCTTTATTACATCTTTTATGATAATAATTTCGTGCATAAAGTGCCATCTTATCCTTATTCTCACTACGCCATTTATTACGTGTTTCAATAATTTGTTCTTCTTTTGTTTTTTTTAAACTATTTTCTACAGAGTTCATTATATTAATATAGAAAATAATCTTTATATATTAATATAAAAAAAATAGTCTAGAAATTTCTAAAATATATTTTTAATTCTTTAAATGGTTAAAATTAATTATTAATATATAAATAATTATTTTCTATATTAATTATATGACAAACTTTCTAAATCTTACACTTGAACCCCGTGAATCAATCCTTAATGGTATTGTATTGAATGAACCTATTGATTTATCAGTTTTAGATAAATTAATTAATTCAACACTTATCAAAGAAACATTCAATAACCCAATATGTAAAAAGATATATACAAGCGAAAAAATCCAATTAGAAAAATATAGAGAATTAATTATAAATGGTAAAGCAGTTGTAAAATATAATAGAATTAAAGGTTTTGATTTTGGAAGATGTAATCCAGATGGTGCATTAGGTCTATTCAGTATTAGACGTGAAATTAGACACACACTTGCAAAAAACGAATTTGAAGACATTGATATTGATAATTGTCATCCTGTAATGCTTGAACAAATCTTAACAAATAATAATTTTAAATGTCCTAATCTACAAGACTACATTAAAAATAGAAATGATTGGTTTGATATAGTACGTAAATCATTTAAAATTGAAAAATTAGTTAATGGTGATAAAAACTTACTAAAAGATATACCTAAAAATCTATTTATTAGAATTCTTTTTGGTGGTGGTTTTAATAGTTGGTGTAAAGATTATAAAATTGATGAAACTATTAAAATACCAAAAAAGATTAAAGAATTTATTGATGAAGTGAAAGTAATTATTAAATTTGTATCATCTAAAAATCCTTTACTAGTTGAAGCAGTTAAGCAAAGAAAAGCAGAACAAGGGAAAGTAGATTATAATTTAGATGGTTCAGTATGTTCTTTTTATTTACAAGAGAAAGAATGTATGATTCTTGAAGAGATATTTAGATACTGTAAAGAAAATAATTATATTAAAAATAATAATTGTGTTCTTTGTGCAGATGGTTTAATGATCTCAAAGAAATTATATAAAGTTGAATTATTACAAGAATTGAAACAACTAATTAAAGATGAATTTAAAGTTGATGTTAATTTTTCAAATAAAGCAATGGACCAAGACTATTTAAGTATATTAGATAAGAATTTAAATTTTAATTTATATACTGAAACATTTACAACTGGTTTAATTGCTAATTATTTTAGAATTCTTTATTCAAATAAATTTATTTTCCGGTGTGATAACTTATATATTTTTAATGGGGTTTACTGGAAAATAGATACTGATAAAAAATACAGTAGTCTTCATAATTTTGTAGATACTGTATTTCATCATCATTTAACAGATTATATTCTAAAAAAATTAGCATATCAAAATTTATTAATTGGACAAACAGGAGAAGATAAGAAAGAAGAACGGGATAAATTAAGTGATGTATTAGAAAAACAAACTCAATTTTTAAGTAATATTAATAGTGCATTAAGAACAGTTAAAAAACGAAAAGATTTTGTTGAAGATATTATTAAAAAGATTTCTAATAATTATATTGAATTTGATAATGATCCATTTATTCTTGCTTTTGAGAATAAAATTTATGATTTGAAATCATCACAATTTATTGAACCATATTATAATCAGTATGTAAGTCTTACTACAGGTTGGGAATGGGATAACACAATATCAACAAATAATAAAAAACAATTAGATATAATTATTGATAGTATTTTTCCTAATAAAGATGTTAAAGATTATTATTTAATGGCTTTATCAACTGGTTTATTTGGACAACAAATTGAAAAACTATTTGTAGCCAATGGTACAGGTGGAAATGGCAAAGGATTAATTAATTCTTTAATGATGTGTGCAGTTGGTAATTATGGTTATAGAATTCCATCAACTGTTTTATTAAATCCAATTAAAGAAGGTGGTAATCCTGCAGTAGCAAATATGCATAAAAAAAGATTTTGTGTAAGTCAAGAACCCGATGAGAATCAAAGAATATGTTCATCTACAATGAAAGAATTAACAGGAGATTGTGAAATTAATTGCAGACCATTATTTAGTAATGATACTAAAACTATATTATATAATACATTATTTCTTGAATGTAATGAACTACCAAAAATGGACGCTGTAAATGATGCAGTTATTAGAAGAACTCAAGTAATCCCTTTTGTTTCTCGTTTTGTTGATGAATCAACATATAATTCATTAACAGATGAAGAACGTAAAGCAAAAAACATTTTTAAAGGTGATTCATTCTATAAAACTGATGAATTTAAACATAAATATAAACAAAGTTTAATAATTATTTTATTAGAATATTTCAAAACTTTTAAAGATAATAATTTCCAATTTGGAGATGTTCCTGTTGATTGTAAAAATGCGGTGAAGGACTATTTAAGTGTAAGTGATGATTTATACAGTTGGTTTTCTGAATTTCATGATAATTGTGAAGATTCAATTATTTATTTATCTGATATTTGTAATTTATTTAAAAGTAGTAAATTTTATGAGAATATGAATAAGAAAGATAAACGGGATTTAACTGATAAAAAATTTATTACTAAATTCAGATCATCACCGTTCCTTGAAAAGAATATTAGAGAAAAAGATACAACATTCAATAAAATATTTCATAGAAAACCATATATTATTGGTTATAAATTAAAAGAAGATGAAGAAAGTGTGGGACATCAATCACCACTAGATATGTAAATTATATAAATAATTATTAGAAAATAATTATTTAATAAGTTTATTCAATTTAACGAATATATTTTCCTAGACGACTACCAGTTTGCATACCACCAGACATTACACCACCAGACATTACACCGCCAGAAGTTGAGCCCATACGTCTATTTTTAAATTGTTTCATCATATTCATTACTCCTCTATTATCTCTTACACCACCAACAAGGCGTTCATAATCAGATTGTGCGAGACGAGGAACAGCCGACCCTTCTTTCGCACTCATTACCATCTCTTTATTCAATACACCTGTAAAAGATTGAGTAGTTCCTTGATGTGTTGTGATGTATCCTGATGTAATAGTAACAACAACGATTTCAATAGCAGAAGCAGTTAAACTTTGATTTGATAAATTAATAGTAAATTGTAAATTATAACTTCCTAAACTGGAACTACTGAGGTATTCAGGTAAATTGAATACCATTGATGGTGATAGAACGAGAATTGAACCAGTTGTTGGAATAATTGAACTTGCACCTGATGCACTTGAAGTATTAACTTGTCCACTAAATTCATCCCAAGATTGAGATGAACCCGCCTTTTGAGATAATACCCATAATTCGTGAGGTGTAGCACTACTAAGAATACCTGCTACGTTATTGAAGTTAATAGAAATAGAATCAATTTTATAGAATGCATCACTATTTTTAGCGGTTTGACTAGATACTGGAATACGACCAAAAATTAAAATGGTGTCTGGGATTTGATTCAATGCAATATTAGATGAGGTATAGGGGGTTGAGGTTAAAGTAATACTATTATTAGCACCAACAACAGCAGGTGGAATATTAGCGGTAGTATTACTAGAGTTAGCGATATATCTATCATATTGTAAAAGTGGTAAAACATTACGAGCGGATATTTTAGCATATTGGGAAGGTTGGACACTTAGATAATTCATAAGAATTTGTAATTTAGTAAATGCAGTTGAATTTGTGAATGAATATGTATTTGTCCAAGCATTAGAAGTTCTAAATACACGACGTAAATTAGAATCAATAGTAAAATTGAATGAAAAATTATTAATTCCTAAAAATCCAGCCTCATTAGATACGCACGGATTAGATATAAAAGGAGATAGAAAAAGTAAAGGTTCAGTAAAATGAGTAGTTAAATCAATAGTCCAAGTATCCGCTACATTAGTAGAAATAACAGAAGCATCAGCAATAACAAGCGGTGCAGTGCTTAAATAATGTTTAATTAACATAGATTTAATAGTATGACATCCTCGTGGTTTCATTTTATTATCCATACTATTATTAACAACAGTTCCAATGGGGTTGTTGTTAGCATCTACAGCATCAGAATAATTATAATAAGTATCATCAACCATTGATGGAGTCCATCCATCATAATAAGTGTGTATTTTTTGGTCATTCAAACGAAGTAAAGGGGCGATTATATCTTGGGTATTTACAGATAAACCACAATTATTAATTAAAACATTTTGAGTAAGATAACAGTTATTTAATGGATAAGGTCCAAAACCATCAGTTTTACCCCAATTAAACGCTACCTGACCTACTGGAACATTTGTAATTGTAATTGTAAATGCTACATCAGTATCAAGTAAAATTCTTCTATCAACGACAATATTTTCACTAGGTACATTAATTTGCCATGAATGGGAAGTATTAGATGATGTATTCGCCTGTTGTGGTTGAAACGTGGATTGTTGAGGACCGCCTAGCACGGAAAACCCAATTTCACCGCTTATATCTTCAATTCTTGAATCATTAATTAAAACTGTTTTTAAGTCGCTCATATATATATATTATTAATTAGATTTAATTAATTAATTTTTTTTAATATTTAAACTAAATATTTTAAATAATTAATTCAATATTATTTAAAGTAATATTCTATAATATCTTATAATATGCCACGAAAAGAAATTAACTATCAAAAATCAGTAATATATAAAATAGAACATTTAGAGAAACTTGAACTATTATATATTGGTTCTACAACAGATTTTATTAAAAGAAAAAATAGTCATAAAAGTAATTCTACTAATCAAAAAAATAAAAGTAAATATAATCTTAAATTATATCAAATGATTAGAGAAAATGGTGGGTGGGATTGTTTTAAGATTATGATTATTAAAGAATATCCTTGTTTGAATAAAATAGAATTATTAATTGAAGAAGATAAAATGATGAAAGAATTAAAATCATTATTAAATAGTAAAAAGGCAATTTTTTCATATAATGAATATTATGAAGAAAATAAAGATAAGATGAAAGAATATTATGAAGAAAATAAAGATAAGATAAAAGAATATAAAAATAAAACATATTTATGTGATTGTGGTTGTAAAATTAGAATTGATAATAAATATAATCATAATAAAACAGATAAACATCTTAATAATATTTTAAACTAAATATTTTATTATTTTTCCTTATAAATTTCTTTCTTTTCAAAAAGGAACTTAATAGACGCACTACAACCAGCAGGAAGAAGAACAGGATTTAAACGACCTAATCTATCTTTATACATAACCGTTATATCAATATTATTAATTGGTTTATCACCAACTAATGATAAACGTCTATATTCACCAGATGGAATATATGTGATAATAGGTTTATAAATTCCATCAGCCACAAAATCAGTAATAACTTGTGATTGAATATTATTATTTCCACTTTGTTGTTGATATATTCCATTAACAATTAATGAAGGGACACCTTCATTATTTGGAACAATAGGTAAAGTATTAGAAACTAAAACAATAGATAATACAGGATTCCACGCACTAATAGTTGAAAATTCTTGAAAGAGTTGATAAGCGGTAAAATCTGAAGCCCCAAAAGATGGATAATCCGCTTGATTTGCTACACTGAAAGAATTTATTTGTAATTGAAAATTACGATTATACGCATCATTAAAAGAATTAATAGTAAATGGAAATGAACTAAATAATTGTGATAACGCCTGATTAAAATATACTTTAATACCACCTACGCCATATCCCAACACATCTGCATTAATGATACCTATATTATTTTGTGTATCCCAAGTCATAACAGGTGCAAATGAAGACGGAAGAGCAGGAGCGTAAGCAGTATCTAAATTTGTGTATGCTTGTTGAAAACATACATTTACTAAATATATCCAGTATTGATAAGTGTATATATCATAATAACCTTGACTATTATCTTGTAATTTATTAGTAGTATAAAAAGGAGCAAGAGGAACAGATGCTACTAAATTTTGAGGAGCAAAACTTACATATGCTGGGTTTCCAATTGTTCCACTATATTCTAATGTAATACTATAAATAGTTAAGTTTGGATCAATTGATGATGATTGAATTAATGGAATGAATATAGGTAAATAATTTGTATCTAACTGCCATCTAGCAATAATTAAATCATATTTGTAAGGATCATAAACAATAGGCGAACTTCTATTTTCGTTATAATAAGCAAAAGGGGGTTTAGAATTAGTATTATTTAAATTACTAATAACCATATCATAATAAACCTTATCAGGTAAAAAACGTTTTTGTGCTGTAGTCATATATAATTATAATAGATAAATTAAATAATATTATTTTTAAACTATTATTTAATTTTAATTATATCAATAATCTAAATTAGATTTTTGGTTTAAATGGCGGTAGGTTTTTATTACCCCTTATCTTCTGTTTTAATTTAATTTGTTTCTTAAGATTTTTTTTATCAATCTCATCTAATGTTAAGGGGGTATCCTTTGAAATTCTTTTGGTAGGACGGAAAACGGGATATTGTTTATTTCCGACGTCCTGCCATTTTTCCAAAATCCATCGCGTGAGACCATCATCTGTTTTCTTTCCTAAATACTCACCGCCTCTCCTCTTGTACTCAGATACTAACCACATACTTTTATACGCACTATTTTTTTCAAACTTTTCATCTGCTTCTAATTTTATCTGATTATATAATTTAATATTAATTGGTATAGACATATATATTATATTATATTATAATATTTTACTTATTTTTAATATATATTAATCTAAAGTTGGATTATCATGATATTTTAATCTAGATTTAGATTATATATTATTATCACTAAAGGATAATTTATAAATTATCCTTTAGTGATAATAATAATTTAGATTATATTTAGGGATTTTCAGATTATATTTAGATTAATTTAGATTATATTTTTATTAATATAATCTAAATAGTTTATTTAAAAAGTTGGTGTAAATATAAGTGATGGAGAATTACCCGCAGTTGTTAGAAATGGTAAAATCAAACTATTACCTGAATATTTAAATTTTACTACAAAGGTTGTTTCAACTGGAACAACGAGACGCTCTTGATGTGTAAAATAAATTGTTTGATTAAACGTTTCGGCCGCATTACCTAATTTAGTAAAACCTGATGTAGCACTATTAATAACGACTACTCCTGCTAGAGTTTGTAAAACCATTCTTCCTGCTGTTAAATCAGACGCAATTCCTGCGGTTGATTGTAATATGGCTTTCATTGAAACTGTATATGTCCCTGCCGGAACTATTAGTGGTATCTCAGCACCTGCAACAGTTTGGATTAGATTCATTGTGACTTCAGTCCCTCCAGTATTTGCAACTGTTTCAAGTGCTACAAGAGCGTTAGTAATAGAATATTCAGTAAGTGCATTTGGAGAATTTATTAAAGCATAATTAGACATTTTTATATATATTATTAATTAGATTTAAATATTTATTTTTTTATTTAAAATTAATTTCTTCATATGTTTCTAATATTTTTAGATGTTCTACTGGAATATAAATATAATCACTTTTATTTGATGCTTTAACATTTCTATTAAATTTCTTAACTTCAAATGTATCAAATAATTCTTTCTTATATTTAATATAACATAAACAATCCGTAAATTTAAATAAAAATATTATTTTCTTATCACTCTCACTTTTATTTTTACCTATTAATGTAGTAGGATATTTGTCTCTAGTATTAGTTCGTGTCTTCAATTCATAAAAATATTTATCACATTCATAATCAAATCGTGCTAAATCATTTTCAATTATCTTGATATCTCTATTAAATATTTTTTGTATTACAGGTAATAAATTTACTTGTTCTATTCTTCCTCGTTTATTATCGGCTGGATAAAATGACATATTTTTTATATATTAATATATAATAGAAAAAAAAATAATTTAAAACGCTATTTAAAAAAAACTAGATTATTTTTTTATTTTGTATAATATATATGACTTCCTCAAAAGATAAAGTTCTAAATAAATATAAAACAGAACTAAAGAAGATGGTATCAGAAGATGATTTTATTCGTAATTTTGGATTAGATGTGAAAGATAAAATCATGAAATATAGTGAATTAGAAAATTATAATACTATTGATGAATTAATTCCTGATAAAGATGATTATCGTATTTTATTGTTAGAATCAGAACCAAGAGTGGGTCATTGGGTTTGTTTAATTCGTAAAGGTGATGTATTAGAATTTTTTGATAGTTATGGTAAAACGCACAAAGGAGAATTAAAATATATACCAAAGATGATTAATAAAATGTTAAATCAACCTGATGATTATTTAACAAGAATCATGAAAAGTAGTAAGAAACCAATATTTTCAACTTTGAAATTACAAAATGAAAATCCAGATGTATGTACGTGTGGGCGACACGTCATAGCCCGTATATTATGCGGTAAGGCGGGTTATAATTTAGATGATTATGAAGGATTGATTAATAGAGAATGTGAAAAAAGAGAAATGCCACCTGATATTTTAGTTTGTCATTGGATACCTATATAATAAGTTTATTACGGGATTTTGCAAAATTACGTAATTTTGCCCCAAAATAAATAAGTTTTCTTATATTTTACTTTCCCGAGAATACTTTGTTAAATCGGGGCAAAATTACGTAATTTCACAAAATCCCGTAATAAAAAATAATTAATCAACTTTCACATATGTTGAATCTATAACATTAATAGAATTACCCATAGCCGATGCGTCTTTCTTTTTTTCTTCATTCAAATCACTATATTTATCAGTTAAATAAATATTACGAAGCATACTAGATCCAATCTTTTTATTAAATATTTTATATAATATTTTTGTAATACCATTTTTATCTAATTCTGAACCATCTAATCGTTGTAATATATAATATTTAATTTTAAATTTCTTAATCCAAGCACATAATATAATAAATAATTTATCATTAACATCTATTTCTTGTGATTGATATGTTCCTTTAGTTTTATAATTATTAAATATCATCTTTTTCTTTGAAATATCAAAATAATTAAAATCTTTATTTTCAGTTCCTTTATACTTAGCAACAGCAAGCATTTTTAAATAATCAAGATTACGTCTAGGTGGTTGTAATACATATAATGATAACACAACATAAGATAATAATTTAGAGTATTCATCAGCGGTTATATTCTTCTTTTTAAAAAGCGGTTTAATTTCTTCTTCTAATTCATGATATTTTTGTTTAACTTCTTCTTGTGATATCCATTCTTCATTTTGTTTATCTGATTTAGTATTATTAGTTTTAAGTTTATCATTATATTCAATAAGTAAATTATAATATATATCATATTGTTTTTTCATTTTTGGATCATTCTTAAGAGTGGAACATATGGCAATAATATAACTTCTAGCCGTTGTATCCTTTTTTTCTTTAATTTGTTTAATAATACTTTCTGTATCTTTTAAAAAATTTAAATTCTTTACTTCTTGATTATTGTTTAATCTTTTAAGATTTGCTTCATATAATTTTAATGAACCCTCACTTAATCCGCGTCCAGTTAATTTACTTTCTATACAACTCATTCTATATAATCTATCTTAGATTATTTTTTATAATAAATTTTATAATAAATAAAAATCTAAAGATTAATATATAATGAGTTATTCAAATTATCAACTTAGTCAAAGGATTAATAATGTACAGCAACAAATCAATAATTTCCCATCAAATAATAATACATATTCGGGAATTAATACTTTTAATAATGATGTTAGAATAAATTCAACTTTAACAGATACTTCTGGAGATGTAGGAATAGCAGGTCAATTATTATCATCAACAGGAACAGGAATAAATTGGACGTATGCAGGACTAAACGGTTATATATTATATGACTTATCATCATTACCATTTACTCTTCCAACAACAACATATTCTAATTTATATGTGCTTTTTACTGGAACAGTAGGATCAGGTGGAATTTTAACTATTCCAATATCAGGTTTTACAACTGGAACTTATTTGAGTATTAAAAATGCATCAGGAGGAACAGTAAATATTAGCACAACATCAATTCCATTTACAACAGCATCAACATCAACAGCACCATATGATTTATTTGTATCAGAAACATTATCGTTATATTTTAATGGTTCATATTGGGTTCAAACATCTATTTCTAATAAAATATATAGACTAACAGTTACAAATTCATTGGCTTTTTCTGGTGCGTTAGCAATTAATACAATAACAGAATCATCGTCTGGAACAGATATAAATTTATATGGGACTACCGCAAGTGGTGATATTTTAATAGGTCAAATATTACCAGCAGGAAGAACATTAAGACTTTGTAATACAACAGCAGGAACATCAGGAGGATCAGTTCATTGTTGTAATGTTGGATTTGATGCATCACATATTAATAATGCAACAACACCAGCAGGAGGACTTTTAAAATTGGCTAATTCACAAACTACAGGGGCTCTATATATTGGTGGTGGATCAGCATCAGCAACCCGAACAACAGGACCTATAATTATAGGTGCAGATTCAACAGCATCAGGAGGTATAAATATTGGAACAGATACAGATTTAGCAGTCCCAACAGATAACACTATAAATATTGGTAGTGCATCATATGCAACAATTATTAAAGGAACATTATCTATAGTTGGAAATATAGTTAGTGCATTAACATCAACTTCTACTATATCAACATCTTCTAGTATATCAACAACATCGGGATCTATTTCTTCAGCAGGTGTTATTACTGGATCATCTATTATAGCACCTTCATTAAACGCATCGGCCGTTAGCACTGACGTCAATATTGCGACAACACAAACATCGGGCACGCTGAATATTGGGACAGGAGCAAGAACAACTACATCATCTTCAGGAAATATTAATATAGGCACTGGTTCAACATTAAACAATAGAATATTTATAGGGGGTGCTAATTCAAGATCTACAATTGAAGGATCTTTATATAATAGTATTACTGGATATATTGCAGGAGCATCAGCAGTTGCATCATATAATTCAAATTTATTACCTTTTTCATTAGGTACAACTGTTATGAGTGATTATTTAGTAAGATTTACAGGAACAGCAAGTGGAACATTAACAATTCCGTCAGGTTATCCCGAGGCGCAAAGAATAACAGTTAAAAATACTGGATCAGGAACTATTACAGTTACATTTACTGGAGGTATTTATGCAACTGGTGCAACTGCTACTTCCGCTAGTATTGTTATAGGTGCGGGTGGTTTTGTAAGTGCTATAAATTTATCAACTTCGTGGATTCAAACATAATTAACAATTTTCTTATTAATTTTTTATAAATATAATCTAAGTTAATATATATAAATGAGTTATTCAAATTATCAATTGAACCAAAAATAAATAATTTACAAAACCAAATAAATGGAGGTGGGACTATATTAAGTATGAACAATATTTTTTCTGGAACAAATACATTTGATAATAATGTAAGATTAAATTCAACTTTAACAGATACTTCAGGAGATGTAGGAACAGCAGGACAGGTTTTATCATCAACTGGCACAGGTGTTAATTGGATCACACAATCATCAGGTTCTACTTATATTAATTATACAGCATCGGCGACACTACCAACAACAACAAATCCGACATTAATAGTTCTTTTTTCTGGAACAACAGCAGGTCAAACATTAACAATACCTACATCAGCGTATTCAGTAGGACAAGTAATACAATTTAAAAATAGGGCATCCGTAAATGTTACGATTAGTTCAGGATTATCATTAATGTTTCTATATGCTTCTGGAACTTCTACAACTGTAACATCATATTCATTAGCCCCAAATGATACCTATAATTTATATTGGATTGGATTTGCTTATGTTCAATATACACCTTCTAATACATTCTCAACATTAGCATCACCTATTTATAACTCAGCAACAGACACAACAGCAGGAACAACTGCACTAACAATTGGTTCAAATGTGATTACTGGTAATATTGTTATTGGAAATAATACTGCGTTTAATGGAATAATAAGTATTGGTGGATCAAGTGTATCACCAAATTTACCTAATATATTGATTGGTGCATATAATACAACATTATACTTAGTTAAAGGTTTTGTATTAACTGTTGATACATCATTAGGTTTAGGACAATATAAAGCATATCTTAATGTTGATGATTTCAGAACATCTTTATATTTGGGTAATAATATGACTACGGGTTCTTTACGATTGGGTTCATCATTAACAACAGGCGGGACAGTTTCAATAGGTTCAGTAAATTCTGAAACAACAATAAATGGAGTTTTAATCGGTCAGAATGGATGTCTCGCAGGAAGAACAAATTATATATCAATTAATACATCAGACTTACCTCAAACAGTTTCAACAGTTATAAATACTGATATGTTTGTTTTTTTATTTGGTTCTACAGTAGGAACACTAAATATACCAGTTGTATCAAATATAGGTCAAAGAATAACAGTTAAAAATACATCAACACAAATCATAACATTAGCGTTTCCAGCGTCAAGCGTGATGTCATTCGCAAGCACAACAACTACAACTGATTTATCATTAAGATCAAGAGGACTTCTTACTTTATATTGGGCGGGATCATATTGGATTCAGTGTGTTCCATCAAACGAATTATCAAATTTAACTACATCGGGAGCAATTACGGCATCAGGTGGAAATATAACAGCACAATCAGGAAATATCATCGCATCGGCAGGATCAATTACAGCATCAATATCAGTATTATCACCTATTATAAATCCATCAGTTGATACATCAGCAGGAACAACAGCCTTATCAATTGGTTCAAATGTAATTAATGGAAATATCGTCATTGGGTCGGCTTTAGGAGTTGGAGATGTTTCAATAGCATCAGCCCAAGCAATAGGAGGAACTGTAACTATAGGATCATCAAATTCTGAAACAACAATAAACGGAACTACAAAATTAACAGGTCCTTTAAATGTTAATTCATCAACAGGAACAACAGACCAGTATTTAGCATCACAAGGAACATCACTATCACCAATATGGAAAACATTACCCGCTTCTTCTTGGGTTGGAACTGCTACAAGTAATTTAGATATGGGAATTTATAATATAATAACTACAGGATATTTATCATTAGGGGTAGGAAGTCAAATTTTATGTCAAAATAATGTTATACCATCAGGATCAAATAATCAATATTTATCATCTCAAGGTCTCGCGGGTGTAGTATGGAAAGATATACCCGCATCTACGTGGGTTTCAACTGCAACAAGTAATTTAAATATGGATACATTTAATATTAGATGTAATACTTATAGATCGGCATCAGCAACAACACAATTAACAATTGGTGATAATTTAACATCAACAGGATCGGCTTTTGATGTAATGTTAGGTATTGGAACAGGTATAACATCAACATCAGCCGTTGGAATAGCAATTGGAGGAGCAAATACAAATACAAGAATATACGGACCAGCAGTAATAAGCGGGGCTTTAACTCTTGGAAGTAGTATAACAACTTCTGGAAATTTAAATTTAAATTCTACGGGTTTAATTAATTTAAATTCTAGTTCAGGAACAACAGACCAGTATTTAGCATCACAAGGAACATCAACACCAATATGGAAAACATTACCCGCCTCTTCTTGGGTTGGAACTGCAACAAGTAATTTAAATATGGGTAGTTATAGTATTAGTGCACCAACAATAAACGGACCTTTAACACTTACAGGGGCTACAACAAGTGCAGGTATTACGGCATCAAGTGGAAATATAACAACAAGTGCGGGTAATATATCGTCATCTGGAACACTAACAGCAGGAACAGGTATAACCGCAACAACAGGAAATATAACCGCATCAACAGGTAATATATCAACAAGTGCGGGTAATATATCGTCATCTGGAACACTAACAGCAGGAACAGGTATAACTGCAACAACAGGAAATATAACCGCATCAACGGGTAATATAACAGCAACAACAGGAAATATAACCGCACCATCAGGGGATATATCAGCATCAGGAACACTAACAGCAGGAACAGGTATAACAGCAACAACAGGTGATATACAAGCAACAATAGGAAAAGTTAAAACAGCAAGAATAGAATCAGTAGTAGATACTGATCCAAACACAACGGCACTAGCAATTGGTCCAAATGTTATTAATGGTAATATCGTTATTGGTGCAAGTTTAGCAACTGGTGATGTATCAATAGCAACCGCCCACACATCGGGAGGAACTATTACATTAGGTTCAGTTTCAACTGAAACAACTATTAATGGAATTATAAATATTAGAAATGATACAGATACAGGATCTTCAATATTATCAGGAAATCTTGGTTTTGTTTCAATTAATAGTGCTTATACAGTTCCAGCACCTATTAATACAAGGTTTTTTATACGTGTAAGTGGTGGAACGCCAACAATTACATTACCTACGCCAATTGCAGGACAGTATATAACAATTCGTAGTATAACAAATGGTGCGGTTACGATTGTTCCACCATCAACACTTTTATTAAGTATATATATAATAGGTTCAAATGCAGGAGTAAGCACATATTCATTACCAACGGCAGGTACAATTACATTCTATTGTCCAACTGTAAGTCAATTTTTACAAATATAATTATTATATAAATTCTACTTTAATATAATAATGGTTCTTAGTGAAGTTTTTTTATCCTTTGTGGTATCATCAGGTATAGCCTGTATTTTAGCATTAGGACAATATATTTTTAAAAGTAAATGTGATGAAGTAAAATGTTTAGGGGGATGTTTAAGTATTCATAGACGGGTAGATTTAGAATCAGGAAATGATGACGGACCACAAATTGAATTACCACCACCACTACAAAGAAAAAGAGCGGTTTCATTAGACTCAATATTAAAAAAATAATTTAAAAATAATCTAAGTTAGATTAATATATGGAAAGTTTAGATTTATCACAATTAACTTTAAAATACTTTGTCATGGAAAGTGAGATTGATAAAATGAATAAACAAAAAGAAGAATATCAAGCACAAATTACACAACAATATAATTTAAAAGGTGAATTATGGGTTTTAATTAAAAAGAAGCAGAAAGAACTAGAAGATGAAATTGAAGAAAATAAAAAGAAATTACACGAATCTATTGTTAATAATAAAAAAGCAAGAGAAACTAGACGCAACGAAAAATTAAAGGCACAATATGAAGAACGTATAAAACGAGAATCAGATCCTGAGTTTATATTACAAAAAGAAAAAGAAAGAGCAATGAATGATTTATGTTATCAAGCGATTGAAGGTGATGATCTTAACTGGCATTCTGGAAAAAGACCAAATATTATTAAAACGCAAAAAATAAAAAATAGTTTAAAAAAATGTTTAAAGGAATAACATATTATAACAATAAATGACAAATAATAAAGATTATTCAAAAACAAAAATTTATAAAATATGGAGTTTATTGGGTGATAAAATATATATTGGTTCTACTACTAAAGAATATTTAAGCCAACGGATGACAAGACATCGTAGTGCTTATACATTTTATAAAAAATTAAATAAAGGATATTTAACATCATTTATTTTATTTGATGAATATGGTATTGAAAATTGTTTTATTGAATTATTAGAAGCCAAACAATGTAATAATATAGATGAATTGAAACAATTGGAAGGTTCATATATTAGAAGTTTAGAATGTGTTAATAAACGCATTGAAAATAGAAACAAAGAAGAAAAAAAGAATTAAGTCAAAATTTATGTAAAAGATATTATGAAAATAATAAAAATGAATTAAATAAAATAAACAAAGAATATTATGAAAAGAATAAAAACAATATTTTAGGAAAATTATTAATAAAAATTAAATGTGATTGTGGTTATGAAATAAGTAAATGTCATTTAAATAGGCATCTTAAAACTAAGAAACATTTAAATAAAACGCAAATTTAAAAAAAATAATCTAAAAATAAAAATCTTTAGATTATTATATACAAATGAATTCCGAGTTTAAAGTAATAATTAAACCTATGAAACCTAAAGTAAAAGAACTAGACCCTATTAAAATTGAAGCACTTAAAGAAAAGCGTAGATTACAACGTGAAGCAAGAAAGAATAACCCAGTTGAACCTAAAGAACCGAAAGAACCAAAGGTTAAACCTGATTACACACAAGAGATTGAAAATATTAATAAAACCTTAAAAAATCTTGTTGGATTTTCAATTGATGAAATTAATGAAAAATTAAAAAATATTAATTACACAACTACACAAGTAGGATTACCAACTGAACCAGACGTAGTACCTAATAAAAAAAGTAGAAAAAAATCTCAATAAATTATAATTAAATAAAATCTTATTTAATTATAATATGGAAACTAAAATTAATCAATTATTATTAGTAAGTAATCCAAAAGAAGTGGAAAGAAGGGCTAAAGAAATGTATGATAAACCGGTTTATATTTCAAATCGTAAAAATAAAAAATATATGATTGAGGATGATGACGGAAAACTTATTTCTTTTGGTGATATTCGTTATCAAGATTATACATTTCATAAAGACGCTTTAAGGGCTATGAGTTATAGAAAAAGAATGAATGGAATAAAAGGTAATTGGAGAAACGACGATTATTCACCAAATCTGTTAAGCCTACGTCTTCTCTGGTAAAATATAATAATAATTAGAAAATAATTATTTAACAAGTTTATTTTATTACGCTATTTTGTAAAATTACGTAATTTTGCCCCAAAAATAGATAAGTTTTCTTATATTTTACTTTCCCGAGAATACTTTGTTAATTTGGGGCAAAATTACGTAATTTCACAAAATCCCGTATAAAATTATTCATTATTATAAAGTGCATCAAAAAACCCTTTTTCTTCTCTTCTTTTCATATATTTATAAAATCTTCAGGATTTGTTTTACTATTTATTTTCTGTCTTGCTAGTTGTTTACCTCTTTCAAAATCGTCATTACGTTTATATTTATTTAATAGATTGATTATATATTGTAGTTGATCAGGGTAATATTTCCTTAACTCTTCTATTTTAGATAATTTAGGTTTCTTTTGATAAACTTTAGATGCTGGAACAATTGCACAGGCGTAACTCATATCGTTTTCTTTTGCGTATTTTTTAACAAATTCTATCCAAGGATTAGGCATATATATAATAGTTAATAAATAATTTAATCTAAAATTTATATATAATTATTTTATAATTATTATATATATGAATAAATCTAAGACACAAAGTGTATTGATACCTAAAAAGACAAAATCAAAATTACACGCTGTTAATTTTCCTAAAGTTGGTTTTACATTGAAACAATCTCATAAATGGCTTATGAAACATAATTATAAGATTCCAGAAAAAGTTGATGAAACTGAAAACTTTTATAGATATAGACAAAGACGACCAGATAAAAGATATACATATACTACTGAAGTATTACCTAATGGTGTTGAATTAGTTTTAATGTGGAAGAAAGACCTTAAGGGTGGTAATTGTTGTGATTGTGATGATAATTCCTCAGATGAAATATTAATAGATCCTATTATTGAATTAATTGAAAAAATTAAAAAAGTATTAGAGATGTTAGAATCATTAAAAGGTGGTAATATTGATAATCAAGAACTTGCCAAATTTGTGGATGCAGGATATAAAACAAAAAGTGAAGCACCAAATGTTGATGGTTATGTATTAGATAAAGAATTATCAACTAAACGAGATAAGGTTTATTATGACCCCAATACAGGTAAGGCAGTACATACTATAGCAGGAACAGACAAAGCCAAGGACTGGAGTAATAATTTATTAATTCCATTAGGATTACATCAGTATACAAATAGATATAAAAACGCTGAAAAAATACAAAAAGAAGCAAATAAAAAATATGGTAAAGATAATTTAAGTTTAGTATCTCATTCTCAATCTGGAAATATCGCGGAAAATCTCGCTAATAAAAAACTTGTAGGTGATGAAAATATCACATTAAATCCTGCTATCATCGGAAGTCATAATAAAAAATTGAAAGTTGTTAAATCGTCAGGTGATATCGTCAGTGCTTTAACATTTACAAATAAAAAAGATAAAGTTCTTAAAAGTAAAACTTGGAATCCTTTTACAGAACATAGTAGTAAAATTCTTACAAGAAAGAAGAAATAATATAAAGATATATTTATTAGTTATAGTATAAAATGGTAAATTATAGTAATGGTAAGGTTTATAAAGTATGGAGTTTATTAGGTAATAAAATATATATTGGTTCAACAACTAAAGAATATTTAAGCCAAAGAATGGATACTCATAGACAAAATTATAAAAAATGGAAAAATAATAAATATCATAATATTACTATATTTAAGATATTTGATGAGTATGGTTTAGAAAATTGTAATATAGAACTTTTAGAAGCAAAAGACTGTAAAAGTAGAGATGAATTAAATAAATTAGAAGGAGAATATATGCGAAAATTAGATTGTGTAAATAGATGTATAGCAGGACGAAAAATAAAAGAATATCTTAAAGATAAAAAAGATGAATTAAGAGAAAAACGATTAAAATATAATGAAAAAAATAAAGAGATAAGATGTATTAAACAAAAAGAATATTATAAAGAAAATAAAGAAGCAATTAATATTAAAGCAAAAGAACTATATGAAGTAAATAAAGAACATATTAATAAATTAAGAAGAGAAAAATATAAACAAAGTAAAATAATTATATAATCATGGAATTACGACTTACCCCACCGCCCCCTTATTCACTATTTATTTTATACTTTTTAATGAGTTTAAATAAATAATTTATTTCTATCTTATTATAATGAACTACCCGAATATACAATCTATATTTTTCAATAAAAATAAGTTTAGTTTAAATTCATCAACAGAATATCTTACAAATAATGAATTAAGTAATTTTAAAAGAATTAATGAAGATAAGTATTATTATAGATTTACTTATTTATCACGAATTAAATTACAAAATCAAAACTATATTAAACAAACTAAATTTTTAGAAGATGGTAATATAAAAATAGAATATTATACGAAACCAGAAGTGAAATTAAATTTTACGGTTTCATTTTAAATAATTATATAAATTTTATTATAATAAAAATATAAATAATTATATATATGTCAGCAGTCAGAGGATACGATAATCTCTACAATGAACACGTGAATGATATCGCATTAATGAATTATAATAAAGGAATCGCTAACCGTTTAAGAATGCAGGAACAAGCAATGCAAAGTAAATTACCTTTCAAAGAACCTCAACTATTAAGTGGTGGTGTTAGGGCTTCTAATTCAATTGTAGCAGGAACAACTGCAGAACCTCCTTCAACACTCGCAGTGGGTGGGCGTGCGTTTAGAACCTTTACAGGTAAAGAAACACCATCACAAGGTGGTGTCAATAGGCTTAAAAAAGCAAAAAATGGACCGCATACGCAAAAGATACCGTGGGCGATGCATTTGACATCGCAAAAATGGCGGGTATGGGTTCTAAAGGTGGAATGGTTTATAGTCAAGATTTACAAAAAGCATTAGAAGGATGCGGAACGAAAAAACCAAGAACCGCACGATTTGCTAAAGGTTCAGCAGAGGCTAAGGCTTGGGGGGCTAAGATGAAAGAAGCAAGAATGAATAAAATGAAATAAATAATAATGAAAATAATAATATAATAATAAATATTTTTACAAATAAAATATTTATTAATATATATAATGTCGTATAAAATTGATGAAATAGATTATTCTAAAAATGATTACATTGATATAAATAATCGTTTATCCAGACGTGCAAGAAATAACATTGGGAAAACTGTAGAAGGAATTGATAGTTTAGAAGATGATAAAAAAGTACAAGGAGAAAAAAATCTTGAATTATATGGATCTGAATTGATTAATAATTTAAAACAAATTAATTATACATATGAACAATTAGAAAGTTATATTTTAGCCCCTGTAATTAAACCAATACCAACAAGAAAGAGAACACTAGGAGGGCTTGATGATTTAGGATTTCCACCACCACCAACAATAAGAGGAAAGTACAAAAAAAAGTAATAACTGAAACATCATTCCCTCCTGATGATGAAGCAATGCCTGATTTAGTCACACCAGAATATCAAAATTATACATTTAAAAAAGATTTAATAGGTGCTTTTACTCTTGAAGAATTACAAAGTGAATTTCAGGAAATTAGTAATGAATTTTTTAGAATTAAAGAACTTATTTATGATAATTTAGAGGAATCACCAGAAATAGTAGTTCCAGAAATGGGATTAGAAGACCCCGATTTTATTGATAAATTAGTATATGATAAAGATACACCACTACATATAAAAAAACTTGCAAATTATTTTGTAAGTTTAAGAGTTGAACGTAATTTTATTGATAGTGTTATAGATATGAGTAGACCTAAATTAGAAGCAGATGATATAGATGAAAGTTTTGAAGCACTACCAACAACAGGATTATCAGATTCTAAAAAAATAGAATTGGAACAGGAGGTTCAATCTATCTTAGATATAATTAATGAAACAGATGTTGAACTACAAGAAAATGCTAAACAATATGAAAAAGATCTAAACCTTTTTGAAGAAGATATAAAAAAATCAGGTATTGAAATACCGCCGGATGGATTAAATGCAGATTTTATAGAAACAATACAAGAAAAACTATCAGATAAATCACAAGCAATTCTTTCACAATTAATAGATATTGCAGAAGATACACTTCAGAAAAAAACATTAAAAGAAGAAAAAAAACAAGAAGTAGATATATTAATACAACAAATAGAAGAAAGTCCAGTTAATATTGATGATTTAAAAAATTATATTTTTATAAATAGATCTACTAATGAATTTCCTTATTATACATTAGAGTATAAAAAACAAAAAATAGATGAATTAGAAAAAGAAAGAAAAAGAATAGGTGAACTTATAATAAATGAAGTAAAAAAAAAGGAGTTTTAGATATTGAGGAGGATGGATCACCAGAGTTAAAAAATTTAAATAACTATTTAACAAAAGATTTATCAAATGAATATAAATTTTTAAAAGAAATAGAATCATTAGAATCAATACCAATATCAGAAAAACCACCACCAGAAAAAGCCCCATTAACAGAAGAACAACAAATCTCAGGAGATATTAGTGCGTTTAAAAGTTATACATTTATTGATAAATCAAAGATTGATTCTTATACAAAATCTTATTTAGAGGAAAAACTGAAAGAAGTAAGAAAAGAATATAAGGATATTAATGATATAATAAAAGAACAAAATGATTTTGAGGGTTTCAAAAATTCAAAAGGACAAACCGCATTATTTAATTATATGCAACTAGATGTAAGAGATGAACTTGAATACATAAGAGAAGTATTAAAAAATAAAACAGACGAACCACAAATACAATATTTAGAGAGTCAAAGTAGTAAACCATCAAAGTCAGATTTAGACTACTTAAGAACAAACTTATCATTATCACCACAAAAGTTTAGCATAAAAGAAGCAAAATCAACAATGAAAAGAGTAGGTTTTAATAAAAAAATAGTAGATGAAATTGGAAAAGGTAGTAAAGATAAATTAAAAGAATTTTTCGATAACTATGAAGCATCATTACTAAAAGGTTCAGGATATTATATAGGTGGAACGAAAACGGGTAAAAATAAAAAAAAGAAAGCAACACCAGTACAAGCAATACCAGCACCAGCAATACCAGCATCAACACCCGCAATACCAGCACTAGCCGTACCAGTAACAACAATAGAACCAACAAAAGAAAATGTTGAAGATATTGATGACGCAACAGATCCAGCAGAAGAAACAACAGCAATTGATGATATAGAAGAAAATTTGAAAGTCTCTGAAAAAGTAGATGAAAAATTAAGAGAAGTTGTTGATAGTGGATTAATAGAAAAAGATTCAAGAGGAGCAAAAGAAGCATATAAAAATAAAATATTTGAATTAGCAACTAGTTTAATTCAATTTATTGGACGTACAACTGTTTTATTTATTACACGTATTAAAAAGAATCTTAAATATTTAGAAGAAGACCAATATAAATCAATATATGATCAAATAGTTAAATTCAGAAATAATTTAAGAATAATTAGAGATTATAAATCACGTAGTGAATTATTAATTAAAGCGACAGTATATACACAACTTGAAAAAGAGACTATTGGATTATATAATGAAATTAATAATAGTATTCGTAATTATTCAAAACTTAAAAGTTATATATCACTAGAACCATTACAAGGTGGGTACTTTATTCAAGATGATGATTCATTCATAAGACAATGTTTAAATAAACGCTTCCTTTGAGTTTAAAAAACAATTTTAAAAAAATAATAATCTAAATTATAATATATGAATGATTATAATTTTGAAGAAAGAGATATTAATAGTTATGTTCAAAAATTAAAAGATGTATTTAATATTATTAGTTTAACAAGGAAATATAAAGTCATCGGTTCAAGCAATTTAAAAAATATTAGATATAATAGTGATTTTGATTTATCAGACTTTTACAATAATTCAAAACCAACAGTAAAAAAGATAGTTAAATATTTCCAATTTATTTATAAGACATTAGATTCAAAAGCATCTTATAGTTATATAACAGATTTTAAATGTGGTTTAAATACTGATGGTGAGGCATTGAAATGGACTAAACAAGAAATATTAAAAAATAAAAAAGAATTAATAGATGGTTCATTTATTACATTAGATGAAGCAATACAAGAAAAAAGCACTATTAAAATAGATGTAGTAAGTTATATTAATAATACATTTATTGAAATAAGTGAAAATTATTATATTAAGATGGGTAATATATCTAATTTTGATATTAATGATTTTGATGAACAAAAAATTATAAGTAATATTCATCAAAGCGAAAAAGAAGAAGTAAAAGATAATAATTATAACAAAGCCTTGAAACGTCATTTTTCATGGAATGTAATATTAAATAAAAATAAAGTAATTGGTAGAAAAATGAAACGTATGGTTGAATTTTTTAATAGTTCAGTCGGAATATTAAATAAAGCAAGGGCTGATTTAGATGTGTTAATATTATTATTAGAAACTAATAAACCAGTTAAACTAGAACAACTATTAACTGCTATTGATAATATTAAATTTAATACTAGTTATAATACTATTGAAGATATGACACCTGATTTTTTGAAACTAGGAAGCATTAAAAATAAAAAGAAACTATATAAACCATTAGTTAATCTTAGAGAACAAATATATAATATTGTTAATAATGAATCTAAAAAGTTCTACATTAGAAATAAATTATAAAAAAATAATCTAAATTATATTAT